CCCAGAGAGATGCGAGAACGTCAGTGGTGATGATGCCACGCTGAGTATATTGGATCCTATCAATGATCTTCGCGTGGCTCTTGAGCACTTCGTACACGTCCGCGCTGATGATGGCGACGTTGGGATAGCGCCCCGTTGCGCCCTGGACCTTGGACCGACCGGCGCTGATGTCGAGGTTCGGATTCGATCCGTCGACGTTCCAGCACAGAAACTGATCGGTGCTGGCGCCGCTTGCAACTCCAGTCTCGAGGTGGTCCCAGACGCCAGTCTTGAAATAGGCGGCAGCCCAGGCAACTTCAGACGCCAACGCCATTTTGAAGGCGACGTTCTCAGCCGCATCCTGATCCGGCTTCAGCGGCGTGTCAGCGTTCGCGTAGTCCTCATCCGTGACGTACTCCTTCCAGGCATAGGGCTGGCAGTTGTAGGTCGCCGTGTGGCTCACGCCGACGCCGCCGGATTGGGCCTCGGTTCCGGGAGCGCGCAGCTTCGCTTCGTTGCGAAGCAGGTCGCCCTTGGAATACGTGAAGTACGTGCCCGTCTGCTTGCTCACAGGCAACAGAGGAAACGCCTTGTCGGCCACGAACAGGCCGAGGTCCTGAAGATAGGACACTGCCATGTTCGCGAGCGGTTGGTTGACGTGAAGATCGGCTCTGGTTGGGCTCGGCATGGTAGCTCCTTATGTCCTCTGGCAGACGAGTAACACGTTCAGATTGGCAGTCGCGCCGCCCGCGCTATTGACCGCGGTGACCTGGAGATTCGCAGCTGCGGCATAGGCTTGATTGATCGCCTTGTCCTCGCCGACCGTGGCGGTTCCGTCGATGATCCACGACTGGGGAGACGTTCCGTCGGTGATAGTGATCGTGCAGGTCTCCGTCGATCCAGGAGCGGTCAGGCACGAGGCGAATCCCATCAGCACCGTGAATGCGTGCGGAAGCTCGATGTTGTTCATCAACGTGGCAGCAGACTCGGGCACGGTCCCGCCAATGTAAAAGCTCATACAGAAGGTGTCGCTCGCGGTTCCAGGGGCGCCGGCCGGGCTCAAGGCCACGGAAATCATCTGGCCCACGGTGCCTGTCTCGAGCGCCGTGGCAACGCCGAGCTCGGGAGAGCTGGCAGTCACGAGGCGCCCGGTAGCGTCCGGAACCAGGGCGTCGCCGCGGGTAACAGAATCGCCCAGAAGCGCGCTCGAAATGCCGTGCGTGTCAACAGCGCACGCCTCGCCGGTGTCCGGCTTGTTGGTCAAGATCCCGAAGACCGAAGACCCGGCGCCAGCCAGGGCCACGGTCCCGCCGGTCCCAACCTTGACGGCGTAGAATCGCTTAGTCGTCAGGTCAGAGGCCGCGACCAGTGCAGAGTTAGAAAGTGTTTGGAGTCCGTTTGGCATGTTCTTTTTCCTTTATCCGTTGGTCCGTTCGGCCTCGAACGCCTCGTAGGTTTTGGGGTCAGAGTAGATCTTTGCGAACGCTTGAGCGGGAGTCATTCCCGCACTCTTGCTCATGAGTTCTTGCGCGGCCGCTGCGGCCTTGGCTGCGGTGCTGCCAGCGGTCGAGCCCTGCCCGGAGCCAACCTCGCGAAACAAGTCGCTCTTGGAGAGCTGCTCTTGCGTGGCCGCAAACTGCTGCTCGAGAGCCTTACCTTCTTGCTCGCTGCGCCCGTAAGCTGCAGCCAGCATCGACCCCAGAAGTTCAGATCCGCCGTGGACTAGTGGATACTGGGCGGCGCTCTTGGCAACGAAGTCTTTGCGCGTGGCCTCGACCTTTGCTAGCTCGGCGCTCTTGCGCATCTGCTCAAGCTCAGCCTTCGCGTCAGCCTGAGCCTTTTGCATCGACTCCCACTGGGCCTTGAACTCGGCAGGCACGTCGCTCTTGGAGACCGGGTCCTTGCCTGCAGCCTTGGCCAGCAGGGCCTTGGCATCGTCGAACTTGCCATCGGATGCGAGCGTGTAGGCTTGCTCGACTTGATCGAGCAGAGCCTTAGACTGCTCGGCCGATTCGTCGGCAGACTTCTTAGCGCTCATCAGCTCCTCTTTGGCCTTCGGATCTTCCGTGCCGCCCATGCAAGCCTTCAGCGCCTTGCTAAGGTCAGCCCAAGCGCCAGCAGGCATGTCGGCCTTAACGGCGCTTAGCGAAGATAGGGCAGCCTTGCACGCCGTTTTCAGCGTGGCAGGCAGGTCGGACTTTTCGATCTGCTCGATCGCAGTGTTGAACATAGGATCTCCGTTCTGTGATTTTTGAAATAGGCTGCGTCGGCGGTTGGCCGGCCTTGAGGTGGGGCTGATTTCTACTACTTGGATATCAGTTAGGGCGGTTGCCATAGCCTAATGGTTGAATGGCAACCGATTTCAGGTCAATGAATCAGACGGAAAAAGTCAAGAGAGAAGAATTATGGAACGAAGATAACCGCAAAGCCGGAGGTCACCGCGTTTGCCACGGCGCGCAGGCTGGTCGAGTCCTGAAACACACGCGCGCCGTTGATACCTGCCACAACGACTTCACCGTGGCCGGCCTCGGACATTACACGTTGCGCGCGCATGAAGGCCTGAATAAAAGGAGGGCCTCCAAGCGCATCGATCATGGCCTTGTTTTCGTCGGAGGCTCCGCGTCGATCGCTGTCCTTGATTCGCTTGGCCTCGTCGACTTCCCGTTGGCCCCAGATCAATCGCTTGCTCCGACCGTCTCCGACGGCCTGCACTGCGATCTTTCCGGTGCGCGCCCAGAACATGAGCGTCGTTCTGTCCACGCCTGTCAGGTCGGAAACTTCTCGAGTCGTGAACTCTGTCATTTAGTCCTCCGTGCAAGACCGCCCCAGCTAATGCCGTGCGGTTTGTTCTTCAGGTAGTCCCAGAGTTTTTGATCATAGTGAATGCACGCGACCCATGAGCCCTGCGTCACCGGCGCATCGATCGGTGATCCAAGAAATGCCGTGATCTGACAGGGAGCGATATAGGACTCGACTACGGTCGCGTTGCCTGTGATGTCGTCGGGCAGGCCCCCATCGAAATTGAGCCCCTGATTCTTTCCGTGTTCGAGCTTCACTTGCCACGAGCCCGCATAGCTGTGGCAGGCATCCTCGATCGTCTTCCGATCGATGATGTCTCCATAGGTGTCTTCTACGTCGGGCTCAGCTACCACGTAATAGATGAGGCGCTTCTCTTCATCCTGAGAGCGCTTTTGCAGCGTGACCTCACCGGAAGGTGCAAGGTTCAGCGTGGCCTCGTGTTGAGGCTCTGGCGAGTCGGCATGGCATGCGATTGACTGGCTCTTGCGCAAGATCACGTCGTAGACAGCGATAGGCTCATCCATCCGCGGCCACTCGCCCACCACAGTGCGCACCGTGTGCTCGATCGTTTTTAGACCTTCGTCCACCGTTCGAGGATCGAGCTCGACCAGCCCCCCGCTGACCATGCCCACGCTCGCCTGCATATCGATTTCATCGGGGAGAAGCGATAGCCGATCGGCTAGCGTGCAGCGCTCGGTCACTGATTCGCACAGAGAGCTCTTGGCATTGAACTTCAGGCCACGATCCATGGCCTCCTGCATGATCAACCCAAGCGATCGGTCGTAGGCGTAGACATCGATGCCGCGCTTGAGCGCCGTAGAGCGCCATCCCTTGATCGATTCGATCATGGCGAGCAGATCGTCATCGGCGAGCGCCGCGAACACGTCCACGCCGCCATTGGCAAGCGCCGACACTTCGAGCGCCGTGTGTCCTGGGCCCTTGCGAGAACTCAGCCCACCGCTCGCGGGGAGTGCTTGTGCGTGGATCTGATCAAAGAGCCACGGGGGGATCAGCTCCTTCGCGCGCGCCCATGCCTGCTGCAGATATTCCTTACCTGGGGCCATTGGCTTCCTCTAGCTTTTGGACACGCAGCTCAAGCGCATCGATGCGCGTGGACTCCGATGATAGGTAGGCGCACACCCATCGGGCGAACGTGGCCACCACGTTTTGGGCATACTCAAATGGCGTCACTTCCAGAGGCGACACGCTGCCCACACCCATCTCTTTCATGAAGTGGAGCGCTGCTCTGAATGTCTCACTCGATCGCTTGCTGTTCACTTTGCAATCTCCAGTTCCGGTCACGACCATCGACTCTGCTCGTAACATGTCCTTGACCGCTATCATGATCCGCCTCCAATCTTTCCAACCGATCAATGCCATGGCAGCATCATGGGCCCTGCAATCGTCGCACACGCAATAGGCGCGACAGCCGCATACGTGGCTCATGACCTCATCCTGGGCCATGGCATAGACCTCTTCGCTAGACACTTCTCACCCACTGCCAGATCTTGTTGCGCGCCTTCGGGCGGTCGACGAACGGAATTGTAAATCCCCTCCGATCAGCAAACTTCTCCCCTGCGATAACCGACATCAATGAACCGATTTTTATGTTGGTCCCGATTTTGAGATCATCATGGACGTGTACATCGAAGCTTACACTTTTCTGTACACACGGGTGCGCAAGATGCCATTGCTGTTCTGCGTAGTCCGACAATTCATGGTCGATAGGCCAGATCATCTCCGACTCGCGGGCTGCCCATCCCGGCGTGGCCACGCCAGAAGGCGCATAGCCAGAGCAGTTGACTCCGGCGACCTGAATCTCAGCATCGGATACCGGAACGCAGCGCACACCTTCACTGACCGAACCGTTTTTAATAAAATGATAACGATCCCCAGTTTCTGGGATTTTGTAACTCATGACGGATCTACCTCCGGGTATCGGTTGCTAAGGTCCACCAGAATCGCGCCCTGGCGCTCGTGTTCGATCTCGTGGCGCAGGCAATCAACGTCCAGCCGAAGCTGGTTGAACTCCCCCAGTGCCGCGCGCACGTCCTCGGGTGATATCGCGATCGCGTCGCCTAGCGCTCGATCGATGATCGCGTCCCGACGACGCGAACATCGCTGACCTTCAGCGATTTGCTCAAGCGCAACCGCGATCCTGTTGAGCGTCGAATAGAGTAGAGGGCTGTCATCCATCGTAGATATCCCTGTTTGATAGCATCCTAACCAAACTAGAACAGATTGCGCGCTTTATTTTTGGATTTCAGTGCAGTGCGAGGACCTTCGAGAACAGGCTGACCCATGCGAGCAGGGCGAGGATGCCCCAGACGATGAGACGCCCCCATGGGCCCGGGATCGGCGCGAGCTGGACGAGGATCGCGAATAGGATGAGGAGAAGAAGGAGCGATGAGATGATCATGATTGTTTTTCTTTTTGTGGATCTTTCAAAACTACCGTGCAGCGACACCGGGGGTGCAGCGGAGGCGCGGGGATTTGCCGACCATCTGGAGTCGAGAACAGATCGCGAACACCAATCGGCTTCTTCCTTCCCATGGGGCCGCAAAGCGGACAGACCGCTTCGTCGCGCGAGGTAACCCATTCCTGCATAGTACCAGGCTCCATGGCGCCGCTTTCCAAGAGATCGTCCCATAGCGATCGGCGCCCCCCGTTGACCGCCCCCATGCTCTCGGTGTGAGCGATGACCTTGGCGCGTTCGCTTACGAGCCTGTTCGCGTATCCGTCCGCGATCGAGTTAGCCTGCTTAGGCTTCACCCCTTGATCGATCAGTGATTGCCGGCGACGGTTGACCGCCTCGGCGCCGGGCCCGGTGAGCCCGATTGCTTGCTGGATATTCTGCGCCAGCCTCGCCGGATGAATTCCATTTTCTACTCCCCAGCCGATCGTGTTGCGGATGGCATCCAGGTTGGTGCCGTGAGTTTCCTTGATCAGCTCGCCTGTCCGGTTGCGCACCCAGTCGAAGATCCGCGGCCTGGCCATGTCGACGACCACTGTCGATCCCCATTCCTTGGCTGCGGTTGTGGCCCCTGCAAGCGCAGCGGCGTGGATCGCCTCAGTTAACGCCTCGCTCATGTTCCCAATCTGGATCGCGTTGAGCGAAGCGAAGATCTGCTCATCCTGTGCCGAAGGAATCAGGCGCGCGAGCTCGCCGATATCGACCTGATTGCGCATGGCCAAGATCTCTTTGTAGATCAGATTGGCCATCTCCTTTTGTGCGCGCGCAGCCTCAGCGAAGATCGCTCGCTGGCCTGGCAAGGGGCGAACGGCCACAGCCTTATAGGTCGGACGCCACACGCTATCGCTCTTCAGCGTTCAAGGGCAGGTTAGCGGCTCGCAGCAGGTAGTTCTCGACCAGTGCATTCGGGAAGATCTGCATTCCGCTGGAGCTCAGCGCTTGAATGTACGCCCCCAGGCTCGCGAGATCTGCGGACTCAATATCGCCATGAGTGATCCGTGGATAGGGTGGCTCGAATCCGTTGAGCCGCATGAGTCTCGGAACCGCTTGCCTGTTAATCGCTTCCGCTATCGCGTCCATGACTGCGCCTAGCGCGGTTGCGAAGACGTCCGTCTTGCTTGAGCTCAACGCGAACGAGCCGACCTTCTCGTGGCCCAGTAAAACGAAGTCGGCCAGTGCAGTCATTGCGATGCGCTGATCGTAGCGGTTGATCACCGTGGTCGTGTCGATCGTGCGTTGCCCAGGGGCCGAGATCAGTGATAACTGAAACAGTTTATGGCCCGCATCGTCGTAGACCATAGGGAACACGATGCCGCCCTGACTATCGGTTTTGATGTTGCGCACGATCTTCTTGATCTCGTTGTAGAGGTGCTTCGCGCTAGCGTCGGCATTTTGATCCATGAGCTCTATTGGGATCTCGGCCATAGGGATGCCACACAAGTCGCGCTCGATGCCGATGGCCTCGAACTCCTCAACGGATTTCTTGAATAGCCAGCTGCGCCACGCTCGCCTGAGGATGCTCTGCCCTTCGGGGTTCGATCGCTTGCCAAAGATCCGCAGGTGCAACAGCTTGTCGTAGGGAATCACGGTCCATCGATAGTCCGGCGGGGCCCATTGAACTACGCCGTAAACCCATAACTGATCGTCGACCAGCCAACGCTGGATCGTGTCGGCGCTTCGTGGTGCGAGCTTGGCCCATCCGATCAGACCGTCGTCGTGGTCACTCGATAGGGCCCCGTCCTTGAGGCCTTTCCGACGCTTGTACACGATCTCGTGCAAGCTGAACCCGTCGACCAGCGCGGCCTGTGCCTCGCTGATAAAATCAGTCCACGGCGTGTCGAGATCGTGCATGCACGAGCGTAGGAAGTCGGCCTTCTCATGCTCGATCTCGTCTCCGTCACCGCCCGCTTGCACATCCCATGATGCCTGTCGAATAAGCATCTCGATCGCGAACAGGATTGACCCGACTGTGGCGTCATTGGTCGCCATTTCGCGCATTGTGCGCTTGCCTTGATCACCGTCGAGCTGAGGGATGAACTCCTCAGCCATGCGGCCCTGCCAATGGCTGATTCCGGGGATGCCCATCTCAGAGGTAAGATCGTATTTCCTGGGCACCGCATTGGGGCCAACCTGACCTGAGAAAGCGGAAGATATTTGATTCTTGTTTGCCATGCTCGCTATCCGATCAGCCAGAGTATTCCCATGATGACGATGAATAAACAGCCAAAAGTCAATATATCGGCCATGTCATGCCCGTGCATTCTTGTCCGAAACAGTGTCGCACTTGTCGCAAGCGAACGCAGGGCCCTCGATCAAGTGCAGTCCCATCCGAGTGCCACACTTGCAGCACTTGTAGACCAATGGCCGCATCTCTTTGTTGGTCGCCGGTGTCGATCCTGAAGGGCGCTTTCTCTTGGTGGTCATCGGATCTCCGCTGCCTTCTTGACGCAGCTCCCATACTCAAAGAGATCTCTGCGATAAAAGCACTCGACACATTCGCAGTCTCCAGACTCGAGTCGCACATGGAACCCATCGGACGCTGCGCCACATACCCTGCACGTCTGCCTCCGCTTCTTGCGCACAAGCTCGCATAGCCTCAAAGCAACGCAGGCATTACACAGGGGCTCGATCGGCTGACCGGTATGCTGCAGCCCATTTCCTGGCTGAACATCTTTTCCACACTGCGTGCAATTAGCCACCGTGAGCCGCGTTCCCTGATTTTTCCGCCATTTCCAGATCGGCGAGATGCGATATCTCTTGAGCGATGGAGCTCTTCTTCGCTGTCAACGCACTCAATTTATCACGCAGCCCCGCGAGCTGGGGAGGTGACCATTCCCGGCGTTCTCTCTCTTTCCTAATAACAGCGTCCATGTGCCTTTTTACACGCAACCAGTTCACGATCGATCGACTGATTAGATGAGACTGCCCATTAAGTTCGCTCCATCGTTCCTGCAGTGAGCTGACCTTTTCTTTAATGTCCATGTGACGGCCCTCCTTTATGATAGGTTCGGAAGTGAAACGTTGCCAGACATGGAAAACGATCCCCAGCCCTTTTTCTTGCTCAGCCTCGTAAGCGCCTGGCTCATGGCGTCCACTTGATCGTCGTTGGCGCTCGACGGAAACGAGACCCATTCCTCGACCAGCTCGGCAACCCATGGTGAGCTCGCGGTGCCTGGAATGAACACATTGCCGCTTTCAAACAGCGGGCTCACCGCACTACAGCGAGCCTCTTTCCCACCATCAGGTTTAACCGCTATCAATCCAGGTATCCTTGATTTGAGTGCATCCAAAACCGCCGGCCCGTTTGCTTTATCCTCGATCAACTTTACTCTTGCCCGTGGATGTTTGCGCGAAAATTCGACGATCTGTTTGCAGGTTTCGCTGAACCCCCAGCGGCCACGGAGTTGATCAACCAAGAAGAAGTCAGCGCCCTTGCGGCCCCAGAGTTGGCCAACCACGAAGCTCGATCCGAGCTCCTTGAACGTAAGATCCCAGCTCTGAATCTGCTCGTCGAATTGCGCCGGCACTATATCGTAGTGCTTGATCCATTGGCGTTGGATGATGTTGCCCTCGGCGGGTGAAGGAAGTTGCTGGTAGAGGCCCTGCCACACGCGCTCCCCAACATCCTTTCGAATGCCGGCCAGCGCAGCCTCATTGTAGCGCTCTGGACAGAGTGATTGACCGATCTGCCTTCCCAACGGATCGTCGCTCGAATCCGCCAGTGCTGGCAAGCGGATGAGCTTCCACTTCTCGCCCTTGTCCTCGGTGAGGATTCGCGCAAGATCGTCACAATGCCACCGGGTGAACAGCATAATCACGGATCCACCGGGCTCCACCCGAGTCATCAGCGTCGACCGAAACCAATCCTCTATTCGCTTGCGAATGACTGGAGAATGTGCTTCGGCCCAGTTTTTATAGGGGTCGTCGACGATGGCCACGTCTGCACCACGACCCGTCGTGGCCCCCTGGGCTCCGGCAGTAAACATCGCTCCACCCTGCTCGGTCTCCCACGCCGAGGCCGAGCTCATGTCCTGCCGGACACGCGCGGGCAGCTCCGGTATGGCCTGAATCGTGTCGCGTACCTTGCGACCCCATGTCGCGGCGAATGTCGCTTCGTAGCTAGCCAAAATTATGCGAAGGTTCGGACACAGCCCAAGCATCCACACCGGAAACCAATGCGAGATCAGCTCGGACTTCCCAAAGCGAGGCGGAACATTGACTATCAGCCTCCCGCCCGCTGGATCATTGATGCACTCGAGTACCGCACTCCATATTAGCATGAGATGAGGCCAAGCGCTCCATTGATGCCCCACGCGCTTGCTATACGCCACGGCAAGCTTCGGCGCCGACGAAAGAGACTCTGCTATGCCCTCGGCCGACAAAGACTCGCTATGAGCCTGTGGGCGCTTCCTGCGGGCCATTAGACGTAATCCTCTAGCCAATGCCATGCGCCGCACGAGCACGGGCCGAGCAACATATCGTGATCTCGCGTCGGGTGGTCGCGCGCCACGAGCAGCGCGTCGGTCTCGATCCCTAGGCGACCGGCGACAAGGATCTCCTTGGCCAGCTTCCTCGCATCCAAAAAATGCAGCCCATCGGCGAGCTCGTTGGCCACAGGCTATCGCCCCCTCGCCATGTCGAGGATCTTCGCGCCGGCCGCGCGCGCAGACTCCTGCTCGACAGTCTCGGAAATTCCGCTGAGGTATTTCAGCCCGCCGCGCTTTTTGAGTAGCTGGTGGGCCTCTTTGATGGCATCGAGGTCGCCCGCCGCGTCACGCTCCTCATGCGCAAGAGAGAAATGCTCACGGAACCGTCTCTCAACAGCCCACGCGCTTGCCTGCCAGCCCGCATCGCCTCGGGCGAACTTCTCTAAGGCCCGAACCAAAAACGTCGCCTCGGCCCTCAGAAGGCGCTTTAAGAGCCTATGGCAATTTCGGACTTCCTGGCTGGGCAGGTCTTGGCCTTCAGCCATGAGACCGAGCCTCAGCCAGAGATTGAGAGTGATAGGCGCGATCCCCGCGAACGCCGCTGCCACGGTGAAGGGCGAACCCACGGTAATCGCCTGCTCAAGCAACTCCTCGATTTCCTCGGTGGGCATTGAAGGATCACGTAACGATTCCATATCCCAATAGTATCAGAGGCCCATTCTGATTGCGCGGAAAATAATCAAGCGATATTTCTTGCGCGGCCACGCGAAGGTGTGCGAAGGTGGAAACACTCCCCCCCCCCCAAAAAAATCAAGCATCCTGAGACAAAAAAGGGAAACCCCTGTTCGTAAGCAAAATTACTCGATGCTTTCTCTTTACCAATAGAACTCCAAAAAACAGTAAGTTCTTTTTAATAAGGTGCAAATACCATGAATCATCAGTTAAAAATTTGAATTTAAGTTTTGATTGTCTACTGGATAAGAGCATATAATAGGCATAATAACATACAATTGGGACCGGCTTTTTAGGATAAAACGAAAGTGTATTTTTTCTCTGTTATATCAATAATAAGAACGGGATACTTTCGGAGCCGTTTCTTCGCGTGGCAAAATGATAGCAAGCCACACTGCGCCCCATGAGTCGCAATAGGTAAAGATCGAAAACGGCAGACCTGCTTTGAATTTTATCATCCGAAGCGAAACACCTGCGGATACCGGTCCTGCGTCGGTTAGGTCGAATGCACGATGATATCTTTCGTTTTGGATAGACAAAGATGAATCTTGACGCCTTTGATTCAGCCAGTTACAATCGAGCCACAACCAAGAGGAGCGACCCAATGGCACGAAACATTCTACTAAACAGCTATCACGGATCCATTGCCCCCATCTATGACGGGAGAGAAGGGAGGTCAGGGTTTATCACCGAGAATCAAGCGAGCACCTGCAAAAAGAAGCTATGTGGCGCGCGGGGGGTTAACAAGTGCTGCCCATGCCATCCTGTGACCGGGCACTACGGGCCCCAGTTCGTTCACCCGTTCGTCCACCGCCGTGGCGACGACGTGGTGATCAAGATCTTCGGTGAAAAGCCGGGCATGGAGATTGAGCCTTACTCGCTGGTTGAGGGCCTCGATCCTGCCGATACCAAGGCCGCGATCAAGGAATTCGAGGGGGAGGATTATTACATTGAAAGCATGCTGTACCAATTCACGACCCCCATTGACGAGGATATGAGCAGCCCCATGGTCCGTCGTGATGTTGATAATCGGTGGGCGAGGTGGATCGATATGTTCCTTGACCACGAAACGATGGGAAGGATTTCACTCATGGCCAAGGCACATAAGCACCAATTTCCTGGGCATGCGCCTGACTGGTTCTGGCCTCAGGGGGTGGGCCGATGAAAGTTCAACTATTCAATTCATTTCATGGTGGGCCGATTGTCGAGCTCAACGTCCATGATGGGCGACTCCTGTCCGCTAATCAGATCGAAAAAGTGCGTAAGAGCCTATGCCCTCACTGGGGAGACGCATCCAGATCGTGCCCTTGCGAGCATGTGTTAGGACTTTACGGCGAGCAAGTGGTGGATGTCGATTCTCGTGGCCCTTATCTGGTAGCGCTAAAGCTAAACTCAAGATTTTTCAAGATCGGGGAGAATAAAAGAGCATCGGTCCGCGCGGCGAGAATGGAGCATCTCCACCTGTCTCACGAGCAAGAGCTCGAATTGCGCGCTAAAAAAATAAACGATCCACGGTTAAGGCGTGCGCTTCACGATGCCGACACCATGGCCAAGTGGCTCGACGTCAGGCTGCGGCAAGATGGGCCCTATGATGCGTATCGCGCGTACTATATTGGATATGCGAGGAAGGGCCAGAAGTGGTTTTGCACGATGCCGAGGGGGTGGGACACCAGCCAAATGAGCCGGCTTAGGAAGGGCAGAGTCACTCAGCATCACATTGATAACGATCTTGAAGTGATTTCAAAACACCATCTACTCGAGACCGATGGCATGTTTGATCTTGAATTTTTCACTCCGCTAAAAATGCTCACCTTGTCTGAAAAAATGAGAAAAATTCGCAAAATGCAGCCGTTCCTTGATTACATGGAGATCCTGAAGCAGGAAGAACTCGATCAAATCAAAAACAACGAGGCCAGTAAATGAAAGAAACCAAAATCTGCTTTTTCGATCTCGAGACCACCGGCCTAGACCCTGCCACGCATGAGATCATCGAGATCGCGTGGATTATCACTGATCTCAAATTGAATATCCTCAACCGCCAAGCGCACAAAGTGAAGCCTGAGCACCTGGAGAAAGCAAGCAAGCAAGCGCTCGAAGTGAACGGCTACACGCCTATCGAGTGGGCGAGTGCCCTCGATCTGAGGAGCGCTCTCAAGATCCTATCGGCCCAATGCCCCTACGGCGAATCAATGTTTGCCGCCGGACACAACGTGATCAGTTTTGATCTCCCCTTTCTTCGTAGCGCGTACAAACAGATCTCAGCATTTTGCCCGCTGAGTTATCGGGCGATCGATACCCTGCCGATGGCGATTGCGCACTGTGTGGCCACGCAATCGTGGCCGATCGATTTTAAGCTTGAGTCGCTTGCCAAGCACGTGGGGATCGAGCCTGTTGGGCAGTCGCACAGAGCGGCGACCGATGTCGAGATGAGTTTCGATCTTTTCAGGGCATTCACTGGGCTGTACTCGCAGAAGTCGATGCTCGCGGCGTCCACCGCCCGATTTTTGAAAAATGCAACAGAAAAGAAGGAGGGAGAAAATGAAAAAACAGTCTGAGCTCGCACTCTATATCGCGCATTATTCTCTGGCCCTCGCCTCGATCGTGCTCACGCTCCTGGCGCTCTACCTCCTGGCCTCGTGCGGAGCCCCTGAGAGCCCCCAGGAGACGCCGCCCGATCCAGTACAGGCAAACTCCTATGCCGATATCCTCAGCGGCTCCTATCCGCTCTGGCTGCACAACACGGCCGAGTCCTGCGACCCCGACGGCCGCAGATCCTACCAGGAGCCCATCCTCTCCGCACTGGAATCAGACGGCTACGGCCAGCTATCGATCCATCTGGGCCGGATAGCCTATTCCCTGGCCTATGAGCCGATCGATGCGGCTCTCACCCAGGCCCGCACGATCCCCGATGATCAGTATGCCTCAGGGGGGTGCCAGCTGTACACCACGGCCATGGATGCCGAGGTGCTCGACAATCGCTACTGCAAATCGCTGCAGACCGTGGCCACAGTGAGCGCCGACTATCACGTCGCCGATCGAGCGCTCGCGGGCTCGATCGAGCTCACATACGCCGCCGGATGTGGCGCCGACGCCAAATCCTCCGGCTCGCGCACCCTGCTATTCGATGGCAAAAGGCTAGATAATCCATATATTTGCAAGCGCACCAGCAAATGGTGTTATCGACTCCCTCACTGCAAGGCCCTTCTCCCGGGCTGTAGGACCCCTGAAGATTCATGCGCTT